TTACAGTTCTTAAATCAGTTGTTAAAACATAATACAATAAATTATCATCTCTATTCATAGTTGCACATAAAATATCAGGTATGTTTATTCCCATTGAAGTTTCTGTTCGAGGTATTCCATCTAATCTATAAAAGTCACCAGTATCAGTTATTCCTATAAAACTATTAGTTGAATATCTAACTTCCAAATCTGGAACTAATACTAATAGACACATTCTTCCATCAACTGTAAATGGATAAACTAATTGTTCTTTTTGTCTAACAGGCGGAACATAAGTTAAAATACTTCCAACTAAAGTACATCCTAATTGTGAATCAGCACTATAACTAGTTCCAGTAGCAATCGTACTCAAATCTACTACAGTCGTTTTCAAATAATCATAAACAATAACTTTTTGTTCACTATACAATACTATATCAGTCGTATTAAATATATTTGTTCCACAATCACACATAATAAGTTCTCGTGAACTTAACACACGTTTATTGTATGAAATATTATATAAAAAATATTAATTAACAGCTCCGTAAACCCGAGCAGGGGTTTAAGTGAGCATAATACCGGATTGATATACTATGTAGTTTGGATAGGATGTGTTTAGCATACACCATCTTGTATCAAGTTTTCGAACAGTTTCAAATTGATGTTTAGACATGCCACCATAATCACAAAACATGTTAGTCATTTGCTTTACTCCATTACCTCTAGGGAATATTACATACTTTTGACATTCATTAAGAATAATTCTAGTTCTATTGTAGTTACATGCCATGTGTGTAGTTACAATCATAGTTATATTAAAGTGTCTACCTTCTTGAGCAATCAAATCTTTTAGGTTATCTACTAATTTAGATACACTTTTATCGTTTGGAGTTTCTGTATCATCAAAGATCACAATAGAATTTTCTAATGATTCTACATCAATGTTTTCTAATACTTCTGCTTCTAATTTTATTTTAGTAAACTTAAACTCTAATGAAGGATCATCTTCAAGTCTAGTAAATAAAAATACATCATAATCTGGTCTACCTAATTTAAATTCTTTGACATACCTATTGGTTAGGAATGATTTACCACTACCAGATGGTCCGAAAATGTAAATTAATTCTCGTTCTTTGCTAAAGTCAGGTAGAAACATTAATGATTTATTTTTCATATAAAGCTTAGTTCCATCATCATCAACATACTTATCTGTTAATCTGATATTATTAATAGATTTTACTATATCTTTATTTGTTCCGTTAAACATCAACTCTTTAAGTTCTTCTCCAGTCATATTTTTATATTTAGTAGGTAAATCATCCTCAGTTAAGCCAACGAACCGTCTAACTCCATTTTCCTCAAAAACAGCGATTGGCTTATCATTTTTGCTAATTTCAGAAATACATTCTATTCTCATTTTAGTGTAAGAAATTATATAAAAAATAAATATTTATACTTTGCATCATATGTGAAAGCGAGTAACATTTCATGAAAGTTTGATAGTTATCTCTTTGCATCATCCCCAAGAAGTGCAAGAGGTACAAAGAATTCTTATACTTTTCTTTCACAATTATTTTTAATTTTTTTTTATTTTTTTATGAAAATGTATACAAAGAAGCAATATAAGAAAGACTTTGCAAGATTCAAGGAGTTAGCTGCTGGTATTAAAGCTGGACCTTACAAGAGTTTTGGTAAAAAATCTGGTAGTAAAATTACACCATCACAAGCAAAGAAGGAGTTAGCTGCTTTGGAAACAAAATTCATGAATGAAGGAGTAATGGAGTTTGGTAAGAAACCTAAAAAACCAGATGAAGTTGAACTTCCTGAAGAGAAAAAAGAAGAAGATTACTTTACTGAGATTGGAAAAAGGATTAAAGAAGAAGAAGAAAATAAACCTGTTAAAGATAAAATAATGAAGGAATATAATAAGCTTTTAGAAAACTATAAGTATAATGAGTTACTTAAGAAAGATACTAAAGATCTTACTAATAAAGAAAAATCTGAGTTAGCTAATATTGAAGAAAAGGAAATAAAAAAGATTGAAAAGTTAGAAAAAGCTATTGAAGATCAAACTCAGATTATTGAACAAGAAATCAAGATTACTACTAATGATAAAGGAGAGAAAGAAGTAGAAATTAAGAAAAAAACTAGAAAAGCAGAAGATAGTGAAGATGATGAATTACCACCATTAAAATATGGTAAAGATAAGGATAGACATAAGAAATTATATGAACCTGATGATGAAAGACAAGAAATATCATCTGAATATAAAACTAAACTTAAGAATGCAATTATGATTGGTAAAGCTGGTGGAGCAAGAAAAATTATTGAATGTCCACATTGTGAAGGTAGAATGTTAGCTGCTGGGGTAAGAGCAGTAGCAAGTAAACGAGAACAAACTGCTGGTCAAAAAGCATGGCAAGATTACATTAAAATGGTTGCATCTAAACCAGAAAATAAAGGTATGAAAAGATCTGAAATAGTCAAACTTGCAGGTAAAACATGGAAAGATGAAAAAACTAATCCTGCTAGTTTAGAAACATATCTAACAAAAGAAGTATACGAAGAACATCCTAGCAAATCTCGTGCCAAGTGAGCGAAACCGCGCTCAACCCGGTAGCTTTCCGCAGGAACTTGGTCTGCTCAAGTGAGCAGATTAATTTTATATTTTTTATATAGTTATTATAAAATGAGTAATCCAGAAAGTGATACTATTGTATTTAATGCAACTGTTAGTAATGATACTAATGCTAATAAAGTTTTAGCTTTTACAGATTTCAGAAAACAAAATGTTTTAGATCATGCTGAAGATTATTATGTTCGCATGTTTGAAGCTAAAATTCCAATTATGAGTTTACCATTATTCCAACAAAGTTTACCTAATGATTCAGCAGGAAATGCAGTTTACAAGATGAAAGTTACTATCGGAAATATTACTAAACCATTAATTCCTATTCAACTAAATCCATTAAATGGACAAGTAGTATTTGTATTTTACATCCAACAGTTTCTTGATTCATTGAATAATGCTTTATTAGAAGCTCATATAGATTCAGGTATAAACGGAAGTGCACCTAAAATGATTTACGATTATAATAATGATTTACTACTATTTTGTATCAGTACTATTTATTATGCTGGAGGTGTTAATAGTGTTCCAATATTTTTTAATGCTGCTTTGATGTATAAGTTTACAGGTTTCACTAATGCTTATATAGGATCACTTGATAAAGAATATCAGATACTTTATGGATCATATTTTGAAAATTATACTCATTCTGGACTAGAAGATTATTTTGGTTTTTCATCAGATACTATATTCATGCCAAGTCAAAGTAAGTTTTATAAAGATTTACTAGAATATCAAAGTATCATTGTTACAACTAGATCATTAAAAGTAAACGAGCAATATGTTTCATCAGGAAATGGAGATAACCAATCATTACCTATTTTATCAGAAATTCCTATTTTATTTGAAGATATAAATTCTAGTAAATACTTAACATTTTCTCAATTATATCCAAAATGGTCTAATATAAATGCTTTCGGTCCATTAAAAACTGTTGACTTATACGCATACTTTGTTGGAGATGACTTTAAAATTTATGAATTATACATATTACCTGGTCAAAAGTTTAATGTGAGATTAGAGTTTATTAAAAAAAACTTAGTTAAACATTACATTGCCTGAAACCGCAGGCAATACGGTTGTAATTATTTTTTATATTTCTTGTATAAGTGATAAGAGTGATAATTATTTTATTAATTTTAAAATTATTAGGATAAAATGTCATTAGCATTACATAAAGCAAGTAGAATGATTAGAGTTCCCGATCCTCGTTTAGATTTTTCTGAACAAGGAGTACAGGTTATCTCAGACTCTGCTACAGGACTTATTTATCAAAAATATACATCTGCTCCACCTACTGGAGGTTTAGTAGTATTCAATACATTCCAACAACCAACTCAAGCTATTAGTACTAAAATGTTTGTTAAAACCACATTCGAGGTTACATTAGATTCTGGTACTGATGATATATCTCCATTTGCACCTAATGGAGCACCAAGACAATTCCCATTATTATCTGTAGCACAAAATGCAAGGATTCAAATTAATGGAGCATCAAATGATATTTATCCTAATCAACTTATTCATGCATTGATGAGGTATAATAATACATTATCAGAATTAGGTAGAGATTTATCAACATGTCCATCATTCCCTGATATGTATCAAAGATATGGTAATGCAACTAGCGGAGGTGGAGGATGGTGGAATCCATTTAAAACTGCAGTTCCAACTGTAACTACCGGATATGGTACTTCATTAGGAGCAACTCAATCTATCGGAGAATCATCATTTAGTATGGAAGCGCGTGGAGGATGGGTACCATTAAAGATTGTATATGGAGCTAATCTTAGAAATGCAGTTGTTACATTTGAATCTGTAGAGCCTGTTTGCCTCTCCCCTCTCGTGTGGGGGCATGATAGCCATAAATCATTGATTGGAGTTAATACACTTAATTTAACATTTAACCTTGGCGATCTTAATAGAGTTTGGTGTGCAAATAACGATAAACCAGTTGGAACTCCACATAATTATCTAGTTTCAGACGCAAAAATCATTGGAAATTGTGAATTATATACAGTTTTAATGACACCAAAAATGATTGATAAAATCGATCCAGTTCAAATTTACCCTTGGCATCAAATTTTCCCATATCAACAAAATACTGAGTTTCCTGCAAGAGCTGCTGCAACAAATACTTTAACAACTATACCTGTATCATATAATGCTATCCAATTATCCGGAGTTCCAAAGAGAATTTATATCTATGCTAAAAGATCAGATGAGACTGTATATACTACTGATACATTTGCTCAGATTTCCGAACTTAATGTTCAATTTGATACAGTAACAGGTATTTTCGGAGGTGCTTCAATGCAACAATTATATCAAGTATGTGTTGAAAATGGATATAACGGATCATTTATGGATTGGGCTTACTATTCCGGGTCGATCATGTGCATAGACTGTGAAAAAGATTTGCCTCTTGGGGAGTTATTATCTGTTGGTTCAAGCAAGAATATTACATTCTCATATTCATTAAAATTAACTGATATAGACGACCCATACGGGGTTGTTGAAAAGAGAAATTATAAAGTTTATACGATGGTAGTTTATGAAGGTATTTTCAGTATTGATCAATTTAATGTTCCATTATTCCAACTTAATACTGTTACTCCACAAGATATTATTAATGCTCATGAGATACAAAGATTACCATATCATGCTATTAAAGGATTTGCTTCAGGTGGTAGTTTTGGTAGTCAACTTGCTCATTTAGGTTCATTCGCTCGTAAATTAGGTAGACGTGCTATTGGTGCATATGAATCATTACCAGATACAACTAAAAGCAGCATTGGAAATATTGTTAAAGATGCTGCAACACTTGTATCTCCTGCCCTTAGTAAAGCTATCGAGGATTTCGGACCTATAGCATATGATCGTGCAAAAGCATTAGTTGGATTAGGTTATAGCGAAGATCAAATTTATGAATTACTTGCTGGTGCTGGTATGAAGAAGAAAAAAGCATCTAAAGTTTCTGGAGGTAAGAAATTAACTAAAGCACAATTACAAAAACTTGCTATGGGATAAATAATAAAATTATATAAATATTTTTTATGTAAAATGAGTATTAATCATCTTACTACTAATGAAGAATTAGATATATCTGCTTATAGTATAAGTGTACAAGGAGAATTTAATTATGATAATACGGAAAAACAACCAGATAGAGTTTTAGAATTACGTCGAGTAGATGCAACTTATGATGAAGTATTTTGGAGTAATCTTAATATACCTGGTTCTGGTATTTATAACAATCAAATTGATCTAATAATTAGAGATGCTAGTTATGCAGCAGTAACTACTGATATGTATTTTGATGGATTTAAGTATAACGCACCATCATATGCATATTTAAGGAATGATAATAAAGAATTATTTATAACTTCAACTGGATGGTATGTTGCGATGTTAACAGTTGCAAGTGGTACTCCAGAAACTACTGCTAAATTTATTTTAACTATCGATAATGAAGGATTAGGTGGTAGCTTTTGTTCAACATATCCATCAGCAGTAGCATTCGGAACTTCATTACAGTATATTACAGCATCATCAACATGTTTATTTTTTGTTGGCGGGGAAAATTCTTTAAGATTACAGATTCAACCTACAGTTATTACTTCAGTTATATCAGAAGCGAGTAATCTGACTATTATCAAACTTCCATCACCATAAATTATTTTATAAATATAATTATTCTATATTAAAATGAGTATAAATAATCTTATTTATAACGGACCAGGATTATTACCTAATTATAGTCTTAATGTTAATGATATTGAAATAGATGGAAATTTATTATCAAGAAAAAATGGAGAAAACAGAAATGGATATATCTTACAATGCTATGATACCGGAAGAGCAAGATTTTCTGCTCCACCAAATTATCATGCTAATGCTTTTGCATTAGTCGGTATTAATCAAACTCAAGTAAATGCTTCTGCGATTGATACTACATTTAGTTTTGTTACAGATGATCAATGTATTGATGATAGTAATTTTTTAACAGTTGTTGGAGATACTATAACTGTTACAAAAGAAGGAGTATATTTAGTTATATATAAAATATGTAGATCTAATGCGAATTCATCAGTTTTTGCTGGATTATCAGTAAATGATGTAGCACTAGATAGGTATGCAGCATCAGCTCCTATTTCATCATCTACAGTTCAATATTCATCCATATATTGTGCAGGATTATTAGATTTAAATGTGAATGATGTTATAAAAATAACTAGAGAATTATTAGGTCCACAAGATATTCCACCTGCTTTAAACTTACAACCTAATTCATTAACACCTATACCATCAGTTGAAAGTGAAAGATGTGCAAGTTATGTATATTTTCTTAAAATCGGAGCTTAATTAATTTTATATTAGAAATATTTTTTATTATAAAATGTCAATCAATAATCTTACTAATTATGATTCATTATACAGTGCTAATTATAGTATCGGGGTAGGTGATTTATACTTTATAAAAGATTTAAATATAAACGTGAAACGTGATACGAATCCAGGAGATATTCTTAAACTCAACGCAGGAAATAATATAGAATGGGTTCCATTAGAACAGGTTGCCGCAGCTACATTAACTAGAGCTACATTTAAGTTTCAAGATAAAGATATAATCAGTTCAGATTATTCTAATCTTACTATGGATTTTGTTTCGAATAATCTTAAAGATCCATCAGATAAAATAGAACTCGGTATTGATAATACAGGTTCTAGTCAATTTATAACAATCGATAATAAAGGTAATACTACTAATCGTGGAGTATTTTTAGTTATGATAAATTATAATGTTACTATGCAAGATAACGAACAATGTTATCAATTTAAAGTTGAGAAAAAAGTTGCATTAAATAATGATAATCCAAATGATGGTTATGATACTACTTCTAGACTCGGTATGTGTACTACTCCAGTATTAAAAAATCTAGGTAATAAATTTTATCAATTAACATATTATAATGTAAATACTACATTTGTAGTTGATTCATATGTTCAAGGTTTAGAAAAAGTATTCATTAGAATTAGATGTAGAAAACAAAATTCTGAAATGGAAAATGCGACATTATTAGGTGATTCATCTTCTATCACAATAGTAAGAATTAGTTAATAAAAATAAATATTATTATCTAAAAATGGCTACATTCAGCAATAGGAAATATACAGTTGATTTAATAATTGATTCTAAATATAGAACAGATTATTCTACTACTAATTCAAATAACTTCGAGGTTATTATTCCACAAAAAATATCTGGTCAAATTTTACGATATGGATTAAAAAGTTGCTCTATTCCAAATACGATTAATAATATTTTCGGATCATTTCAAATCACTGATAGTGTTGGATTAAAAACAATAACACTTACTACAGGTTCGTATACTGCTGCAACATTAAGAACAGAATTAGAAGACAAGTTAAATTTAGCTGGTACTGATACATATACGGTAGTTCTAAATGAAAATAAATATACTATTACCAGTTCATATAATGGTTTTGTTATAAATCCTAATAATCAAGTAAATGCTAATGGAATACTTTTTAAGATCGGTTTTGGTATTAGTGGAGTTTTTACATCAGTTGCTGGAGTGCTTACTAGTTACTCTAGTATCAATTTATCATATCCAAATTATGTATGTATTGATATTGGTCAATTCACAAAACACATAAAAAATACGGATGGTATATTTCATAATTTTATAGTACCTAACTGTAAGAATTATGGTGATATAATCATGTTTAATCCTCAGTCAAGCTTTATTCAAGAATACTTTCCATATACTTATATCCCAGAATTTGATACTCCAAAGTTAAATATATCATTGAGATATACTAATGGAGATTTGATAGATATTGGAAATAGTGATTGGATATTCATGATGAATCTTGAAATAGTTACTAACTGACCTTAAGTGAAACCACACTTAACACGGTAAGTTTTAGACAAGAGTAAGAAGTGCAATTACAACATCATTTGGAAGATCATGTCTTTCAGCTAAAGTCTTTATAAGCTCAGCAAAATCATCAACAGATAAATCTTTGTATTTTAAAAACATTGCACAGTACTGACCACATGTTGCTATCTTCGCATCCAACTCTTGTAATGGATTGTGATTATAGTATATATCCTTACCAGATTCTGCTAAAAGTTTTGAAAGATACTTTCTATCCTGACCAATAATCTTGTTAAAGTCTTTGTCTGAATGTTCAAGTTCATCATCAATCATTTCTCCATATGAATCAAGAAAGTGAATACCACCTTTCAATTTTTTTATCATCGTCCAATGACCGAAGTCAGGACTTGATTTGTATAAAATAATAGCTGCATTTTTATCGAATGGTAACTCTTCATCATCACACATAGCTTCTATATCACTGTTACCCATTTTGAACAACTCATCAATATTATCGAATTGTGCTATTTCAGGATACTCAAATACATTACATCTTTTCTTAGCGATTTTGAAAAGATCCATAGGTGTAGTTGGGGTTTCCATAATTTTTTTGACAACATCTGTAAACTCTTCCATTTTTAGTTTAATAAAAAAAATATATAAATATTAAAAATGGACGAATATATTTATATACTTAATATGATGATTAGTTGGTTCAAGGAACACATTAATGATGTACCAGTATATTATGAGTATACCATGCGAGAGCTTATTACAATCTATACTTATAAACAGTTATTATGCCGCGATATGATTGGTAACAATACCGAAAATAATATTATAAGATTAATTGAAGATAATAAAATTTTTATTAAAGAGCATTTAGGTCGCGTTGGAATCATACCTATTGATCTAGCTTGTCCCTGAATTCATCATCCGACATATCACCTCTGTATGTGTTCATAAATACTGAAGTCATCTGAAGGTTCATCTTAGTATGTGGTTTAGTGTTGTCGATTCTGTCGAATGATATTTTTTTATAGATTGAAGTAGTTTTTTTATAGTTTAGTTTTGCATTGGAATAGATACAATAACCATTCTGTCTATCATGGATAGCTTTAAGATCATCCACTGTAAGATCAAATTTATGGTCTGGAAACTTTCGTTCATCTTGCTTTTTTATGTTTTCAAGTTTGTAACTGAAATACTTCATCAGCCTACTAACATCGTCATACTTGTTTTTATGCTTCCTATCTCTGTAATAAGCGTTCATACAGTCTTTGCATTTACCTCCATACCCAGTTAGAAGTTTGTTATTTTTTGGAAATTCATCTAATTCTTTTAGTTGATCACACTCCTTGCACCTTTTCATGTTTTTACCAGTCAACAATTATGAAAATAAAAATAATTCAACTTGCTGGTGAAGTTGACACACCTAGTATGGTTCAAGTTTACTTCAAGTTTAGTTTCATTTTACTTCAAGTTTAGTTTCATTTTAGTTTCATTTTAGTTTAGTTTTAGTTCAAGTTTGTATAATCAATTTTAGTTCTAGTTTAAGTTTAGTTTAAGTTTTCGATAACATGTTTAGCTTCAGTTATAGTTTCAGTTTAGTTTTAGTTTAAGTTCAAGTTTCCAGTTCTTGTTTAAGTTTTAGTTAAGTTTTAGTTTAAGTTTATGTTACCAGCTTTAGTTCCGGTTCAGGTCTAGT